CAGGGTACGTTCTCACCGTTCAGTCAGACGGGGTGGGGGAATTATTTTGATGGGAGTGGGGATTATTTGGCTACACCATCTAATTCGGCGTTAGCTGTTGGGGCGGGTGATTTTTGTATTGAAACGTGGATTTATTGGGGTACGTCTAGTGTCAATGATGTGATCTATTCAAATGTATTGAATAGCGGCGGCGGTGACGCACAAATTGAAATCTATATAAATTCAAGCAATAAAGTTGTATGCGGCGGATGGAATACTAACTTCTTAGTCGGTTCCACAAATGTTACTTCTAACGCATGGACACATATTGCTGTCTGCCGTTCAGGAACAACGATGTCATTGTTTTTGAATGGATCTAGAGATGCAACAACAACAACCTCTAATAATTTTTCAAGCACTAACGCTTTTAATGTAGGAAGGCAAGCAAGCGGTGCTTATGACTTCTTAGGTTACATATCCAATCTTCGTGTTGTCAAAGGATCTTCCGTCTACGACCCCACACAGACCACACTAACCGTCCCCACAGCACCTCTCACTGCCATCACCAACACCTCCCTCCTTACCTGCCAATCAAATCGTTTTAGAGACGCAAGCAGCAACAACTTCACCATCACAGTAAACGGAAACACCTCCGTACAAGCCTTCTCCCCATTCAACCCCACCTCAAGCTGGTCTGCCGTGACCAATGGTGGGTCAGGGTATTTTGATGGGAATTCAGACTGGTTAAAGATTGATGGAAGCACAGCATTTAATTTTGGTTCTGGTGATTTTACTATTGAGGGATGGCTTTATCCGCAAGGTGGGGCAACAACAGCCTACACCGTAAGTTATTCAAATGGCACAGCATCAAATAGTAATTTTTCATTTGAAATTGCAACAACAACAACCAAAGCAATATCCGGTGGAGTGTATATTGGCTCAACTGGTTACACCGTAACAGGCACTACGACTCATCCAAACGAATGGGTGCATTTTGCTCTAGTTAGAAGTGGAACCGGCTCTGGCAATCTAAAACTATATGTTAACGGTGTATCCGAAGGAACTCCTGCAAGCATTGGAAGCTCCTCTATTAACACATTAACAGGTACAACATATCTAACAATAAGCGGTTTTTATAACGGAGGCGGGACTTTTTATACCGGCTACATGTCAAATATGCGTTTAGTCAAAGGCACTGCCGTCTACACAGGCGCATTTACTCCACCTATTGCACCACTAAGCACTTCAGGAGCTGCATCAGCCTCGGCTTACTCCAGCACCACCAACGTCAACACCAGCTTTGCAAGCTCTGAAACATCCCTCCTACTCAACTTCACCAACGC